TGCAGGTTGGTAGCAATACAAAGTTGGATCATTTTTTTCTGGGGTAATTTCTGACCAACGCATTCCCACTAATTCTTTAACTCTCATTCCTGTGGTTCGATGAACTTTCATTAGCACTTGGTACACAGGTTTTAAATAACTTTGAATGTTGTCTATTGAAACTGTATCAGCAGGTTTGATTGGTTCGGGGTTGCGAAGTGTTGGTGCTGTTCGCCAATTTAAAGGTTGAACACACATCAAAGATTGAAACACAGTAACTGGAACCAGCCCAAACTCAACACCCTTTTTAAACATTAATCTAATTTTGCAAATCAAAATATTAACACTGCTAATAGATAGTTTTTTCTTAACAGTAAAAAGTGATTGGGGCATGATATCCCGATTCACAATTGCTGCCCTAACTGCAATTAAATCTTTGGTGGTAAATTCTGCAATGGGTTTACCTGATTCAATCCAAGGCTTAAGCTCCCTGATTGCAGATTTTAAAACATGGTGCTGGCTGGTTGGTAACTTCGTAGTTGGGTTGCGATAATAGCCATCTGCCCATGACATGAAAGCAGTAACCAAATCAGCTAAGATTGGTTCTGCGTGTTCGGATTCACTATCAGCTGGCAGGTTTTGATTTGATAGATATTCAGCCAGCCAAATTTCATACTTAGATTTCGTTTCACGCAATCCCCATTGCCCATGGTAAATGCGCTTCTTGTTTCTTGGGTCAATGCTATACCCAAGATTTTTGCCTTTATGGTTTAGTAAGCCTGGGACTTTGTTCTTAGCCATGATATTTCTTTCCAGTTTAGGCTGCCCAAAGTGGGTTGCCAATGCTAGAAATCGTATCAAAGTTGTACTTGTTGTACCAGTACAACCTTTTCAAAGTCCCTTTTTTTCACCAAACCCAGTCGGGGATACAGGATTTGAACCTGCGACCTCTTCCACCCCAAACCGATATATTGACTTGGGAAAAAGCCTTTGATTTATAGGGTTTTATGCAGGGTTTATTTAGAAATAGCTTTAAAATTTGTATGGTTTTTATGCAGGTTTTATTCCAGATTTAAGAGTCAAAGTTGTACCTGTTTTTCTGTTGGAAATGTTGACAACTGAACCTGCCACCTGTTCTAGATTATGGAATTTGGTTACCTTTAAAACAGTTCCAGTTGGCGAAACCCCTCCGTATAAGATAGCTTCTTAGCAAGCTTGCTAGGGTAAAAATTAACCCTAGAATTAGGTTCTGGCTGGGGGTTGTTTGGATATCCATTATGGGAAACAGCAGCATCTGAATTGCGATTGATAAACCGAAGCCTATTATGGTGTTCATCATGGCTTCTAGCCAACTCATAAACCTTGATTGCTTCATTGATTCTGGCCTCTGAAATCTTGCAATAATTTTCATCAAGATCAATCCCAATAAAATCAAATCCTTCAAGGGCAGCAGCTTTGCCTGTTGAACCTGAACCCATGAAAGGGTCAAGGATAATTCCCCCTGTTGGGGTAACCAATCGGCAAAGGTAACGCATTAAATCCACTGGCTTAACTGTTGGGTGGTTGTTCTTACTTTGTGGGGTTGCTCGTGTTCTACTGTAACCATCATCGGAAATATAGCTTGGGTTTGTTCGTGACACAAATTGCGCTGATGAATCTTTACTTTCAAACCCATCTAAGCCTTGTTCTCTATCTTGCTTGCTGGCCTTGGCACAATAAAAGAATCTTGAAGCGGAGCCACCGCCATCTTCATGGCCTGCAATCAATTCTGATTGGGCATTATATTTCCCATAACAATTAAGGTTTGATTCATTTGGTTTTCTTATTCCAGCTTTGCTTGGGTTGGTATCAGGAAAGATTGCTAGAACTTCCTCAGATCCATCATGAATAAAGTTGGCAGGGAATCGGCCAGCGTTTTCTGCTTTAGAATTATCAAATTTAATAACACCTGCACCAAATAAACCACCGCTATTTACTGTACCATTTGCTTTTGAAGGGCTTCGATAATCATTTTTATAGGCAACCCTGCACCCATCAATATTAATTCCCCCTGTTCCCCATGCCATTACATTTTCTGCAACTGTATTTTCTGCCAATGGTTTTCTTGCCATCGTGATTGGTTCAAATGCTGGCTTCAATGCTGTTCCCCAGCCTTCATGTTGGGAATGGCCTTTGGTTATTTCATCGTTAAAAATATTCCTACTGCACCCATCCTGTTCTTTATATTTTTTAAACCTATCAGCATCTTTATCAATCCCAACAACTTCCCTTTCATTCCCTAACAAGTTATCAACAGCCTTTCCAATGTTTAAAGATTTGGGAAACCCGCTACTATAAACCCAAGCAATAACATCCCTAATTTCAAACCCTGCATCTTCAATTCTAACTGCCATCCTATGTTGGGTTCTAGTTCCTGCAAAAGATAACAAGTATCCACCATGCTTAACAACCCTTAAGCATTCTTCCCAAATCTTTTGATCTGGAACCTGACAATCCCATTTCTTACCCATGAAAGATAATCCATAGGGTGGATCTGTAACCACTGCATCAACAGAATTAGAAGGAAAGGTTTTTAAAACATCTAAGGAATTACCACAATGAATTTTAATAATCTTCATCCTGATTTTCTTGATGGCAAAAATATTCTGGCAAAGGTTGTTTGCTATCACAATGGTGTTTTACTATTGGTATTTTTCCATCGTCTGGATGGTATAAATTCTCACCCGATGCAACCCTGTTTATTAGAACTACAATCTTTTCCTCTGAACCTGGCCTATGTTGGGTAGGTTCTGGCATTTTTAAAACAGGTTCTGGTTCGGGGTTGTAATCATATCGGGGATGGGCTGGCATTTCTGCTTCTTATTATTCGCTTGCCATCTGGTTTTATTTCCAGTTTGGCAAAATAAATTGCAGCATCTTTTATGACATTAACATTCCAAGAAGTCCAATTCGACAAATGCCCAATAACAAAATGGCATCGGCTTTTGGAACTGCAAAGGGTTAGTAAATTACTAGGGTTTAATTCCTGTGTTTGATCAATCCAAAAAGGGATTATATGGTGGGCTTCTAATTGGGTTGGATTGCTGCAACCACAGCCCATACACCATGGTTGCAACTTAAGATGGGCCTTCCTTACCTTTGGCCATTTCCCTGATCTGGGGATTCCAAACATAATATTAGGCAAAGGTGGCAAGCAACTTCATGGCTATTCTTAGAACTATAAACCAAGGAATCATTCGGAATTTTACTGGCTCCCCTTCTACGGCTGGTGTGTATTCACCCGAAACCATTTCCAATAAGGTTACAATTTCATCATCTGTAACTGGGTAATCTTGAACTGGCAAATCCATAGCATCTTTGTTGTTTAATGGAATTTGGGTTGCAGCATATCCTGCCAAGTTCCAAGCAGCATTTAAAGCCGTCTGCAATGGAATAGCTTTGCCCCTGATTCTATCTACAATCAACCCAATGGCTTCAATTGGTAATTCTTGGGGAAATGGCATCAGCATTATTTAGGTTCCTTTGTTTCCAGTGAATCGGAAATCTTTTGTGTTAGGTTTATTAGTTGTGAATTCTGGTTGTGTTGCACATCAACTATCTTTTCAATTCCAAGCTCCAATCTTTCTAAAAAGATTAAATGCCTATTGTGGATTGGTAACAAAATGTTTGTACCAATCCATTTGCAGGAATTGTAAAGGGCATAGCCAATGGCAACTAAAGCAACCACTGGCAACCCCAGTTTATCAATCAGGTTTAGCCAATCGGAATTACCCACATTTGCCTCTGCGTAATTTATTTCTAAAGAGTTTGAATCTGCCATCTTTATTTGTGGCAGTTATCCCAACTGAATTTATCCCAACCGAATTTACATTGGCAGAAAATGTGTTACATTCTTTGCAATCTGCATTTGCAGTTAATGCCAAAACACCAGCTAATAAAAGATTCATGATCACCAACCTTTCTAAATAAACCAATCCAGTTTTTGAACTGGAAACCCTGCAAAATTTGATAGTGAAAACACCTCACCATCTTTGCAAATCCAATCAAATTCTTTGGCTTGAATCCAAAAACCCCCAGCAGGTTCTTGGTAATTGCCCGGGCTTGTGCCATGGCTGCAGCCCCAACTGTTTTGAATCCAAAAAATATCCTTGAATTCTGGGTGGTAAGCCCAACCAAGGCAACTCATTTGATGGCCCCATTGGGTAACCCTTTTATTTAAAATGATTGCAGGGCTGCCTTTTATCGGGGGTTCCATCATCCCACCCCAATTACTTGCACAGGTCATGGGGTAACCATTGATAAGGCTAGCCTTTGCATCTTGCCAAGTTTTAATTCTGGCAGCAGTTTGAATGGTGAATTTTTTTGCAGCTAATAACCAATGATCTTTTATCTTGGCTCCATCTGACCATTCCATTTCTGCAGATTCACCCCAAGTGTAAGCACCATCTTGAATTTTTGGCTGGGGTAAATCTACTGTGTTGGCAGGTAAGGTTCCAAATTTTTGCAAAGCTTCGATAGCAGCAGAACCGAAACTACCTTCGCCCCTGCCAGCCATCCCTGCAAGCTCCCTAGATTTTCCATAAGGCAAAAGCCAAAATGGAACCATTGGATTTTCTAACTGGGCTTGCTGATGAACTTCAACAGATTCTAAACACCATAATGCCATACCCAAACCATTGCCAACGCAACTGCCAGTTTGCTGATAGAAGGGTTTAAAATCTTGAATGAATTTATATAGAAGGGCATCAACTGGTTCTTTGTATGTACCATCGATTTGAAAAAGTGGCATCCTGCCTTTCACCTGCAAATCAAGTTCAACCATTTCTGGGGTTCTTAATTCCGGTGCTATCCATCCTAGATTATTTGGGGCTGGGGTCATTTAATAGCTAGCTCTATTGCCTTGGAAATATCCTTAAATACCACTGCAAATTTAACCCGCATTTCTGCCGTTATTATAACAGATGGATCATCAGGAAATCCAACGAATTGTTGACTTAGCTTATCCCGAATTTCTTTTAAATCAGTAGGGGCTAATACCTTATTGGCTGCAATCTTTGCTGCCCCTAATAAATCCCCAGTGGTTATAATGATTGGATCTTTTGCAGATGCAATTAAACCTTTGTAAACTGCTGCAATCTTTAAGGCTTTGCCATGCTTATCGTCCTCATTTAAAGCCCTGTATATGGATCTAATTTCCCTTGAAAGTTTGCTGGCATCTTCTGGGTTGTCTGGTTCGGGTTCGGGGGCTGGTGGGCTTCCTATGATTACTAGGGTTATTGCAGGGCTGCTTGGTTTATCACCTGCTGCAGTGTATGCCAAAACCCTATACCTGCCCTCAATGGTTGTTGTAACCACACAAGTTTTAGAATCCTTTAATAGTTCCACAGGAAACAGGTTTAAACCTTTATCTAAAACCACCCATTGAACTTGCTTGCAATCTGTTGCAGAAGGTATTGAAATAAATGCGCCTGGCATCCCATGCAATTCGGGTGGCAGGGTTATTTGTTGGGCCAACATTGCCGCCAAAATTAATGCAATCATTTCTTAGATTCCCTTGGTTTCAGTAATTGCTTTTGAATGCTTCTAATTAATCCCCTAATCATTTCAGGTTTTATATCTGATGGCTTTTCAATGATTTCAATTATCAGGAATCCATCAGAGAATACATACAATCCGGTAACTCCGTTATAATGCCAGTGGTTATCTTTCCCAAGGCTAACCCCCAGCCTATAAGCATCAGATAATACTTTGGTTGAAGTCCAAGATTTATGAAGTTCAAAGTGAATTACCATAAACAGCCTTTTTATAAAGCAGAACCCCAAACAATATTTATAGTATATTGCACACCCAAAATAGTTCTAATATAAGTATTATTACTATTGGCTGTAATTGTATTTATAAAAAATGATGTACTTTGATTTGGAATATAAAACCCAATATAAACATTAGGTTCATCAGTTTCAATAGCAGATAAACCCCTAGTACTATTTCCATAATCTGAATTACTATACGCATGGTTATGGGTTGGATTAACTCCCCAGATATCTGTATCTGTAATAGTATCTTCAAGATCAAAATAATAGGTGTTTCCAGAATAAGAAAGGCTTCCAGAAATTGGCAAACAGAATGCAGGTGATACATGGATAATAGTTGCAACTTGGAATTCCAACGATGGCAAATAATCTTCAACTGTAACAACAGCATTAAGGTTGCCATAACTTGTAGGGAAAGTTGAAAAGGTAATAGTCAATTGGGTTGTGGTTGCGCTTGTAACTGTTCCCACTGCACCCAAATTAAAAGTAACTGTGTTGTTAGCAGCAGTGGCATCAAACCCTGTGCC